TTGATACAATAATAACCTTTGTAGATTTACCAGATGAGATTGTGGGATACACAGAACTGAAAAAGTCCTCTGCCACGTTAGTTGGAACGAATGCAAATTCGTCCAAAAATATCATGTTGTAAGAACCACCACGAACAGCAGATGAAGATGTAGAGGATGCAACCACCCTACTACCATTCTCTAAGTCTACTGAACCTTTGTTCCAAGATACCACTCCCTGTTGTAACCACTTAGGAAGATTCTCGTATGCAAGTTGTAGTCTACCAAGAATATCTCGTGCAGTCGCAGCCTTGTTGGCGAGGATTGCAACATTCATGTTAGGATTGAATAGAACGTAGTGAAGAATATAAGATACCATAGTCGTGGATTTACCAGACTGTCTTGGCATCTTACATATAGTGAATCTGTCGTTGTGGATTGTCTCTACGATATTCTCTTGAAAATCATAGAGTTTAAAAGGTACTAAACCTTCATCTAAAGATACAATCTTGATGTAATTCTTAATAAAGTATATGGGGTCTTCCATACACTTCTGATATTCAAGTATATTTTCTTTCGTCCAATTTACAGGGACGTTAGATTTCTTTAGAAGGGGGTTGCCCAGATAATGATTTTCAGACATAATATAAATCTCATAAAGAGAACAGGATTACCCTGTACCTCGTGCAAACTCATCAGGAATCTCAGCAAATGCCATATAGAAGTATGATGTACCACTAGCATTTAAGTTGGTATCTCCTTGACCATATACAGAGAAACCATTAGAGTGCAAATCAACACCATTTTGTGAAACATTAGCTTGATTTGTATTCCAATACATTGCATCATCAGTGCTTTGATTGTTATTTGGATTTCTTACTTTATCAAATACTCTCCAACCAGTACTCGCCGAATTTCCAGCATGAGGTTTAACCACAACAAGTTTTGGTTGAAATCCTGTGTTTATCATTAAATGAGAACTACTATATCCATTGTAGTATCCAAATGAACTATAACCTTCAATCGCAGTCCAACAGTATGCAATATTGTTACTGCCACCATCATACCAACCACCCTGTGTTTGTGAAACTAATGTTGAAGTTGGTTCAATTCTAAAAGGTTGTGCAACAGTTGCTCGCATTGCAGATGAGTTTAATACTTGTCTATAACCAGCACCGCCAGTACCGTCATTGTCTGGTGTATATACATCCCAATTATAGGTATTACCTTGTCCACCGTCATAGTCGCCCTTTATCATAATACAATCTGGTTTTTTACCTAGTCCATGACCCCATGTATAATCACCAGAGCCAGGAACAGTATATTTTACTACAGAAAATCCTGCTGTTTGGTTTGCTGAAACTGTCGAAGTGATCGAACCTTCAGTATTACTAACAGCAGTACCACCAGCTTTCCATCCATACAGCATATATCCGTTAGTACCACTACCATTAATATTGGCATCAGTTCCTATGGTTATACCAGTTGAGGTAAATGATTTAACTTGATTGGTTTCATTCCCATGTGTAGAAGTGCCATTACTTATTAGTGGTCTACCATGTCCTCTTATACTATCAATCCAATACCAAGAGGCAGCTGCTTGACTTCTTTTCGATATAATTAAGTCTGGTTGAAATCCAAGAGTAATCGCTCTATTGTCAGAAGCATTTCCATTATATGTAACAACATTAAAATGTTCAGATGGTACTATAGTTGGATTTGCAATATTAGAATCACAAATTGACAAATAACCAGTTGGGGGCGCATATTGAAAACGCCCAAAACCATTTCCGTCTGCATGACCAGCACCACTATTTGATGTTACACTAATTCCTTGGCCAAAGTTAAATTCGGTTGATGACCCTCTTCCAGATACACCTTCATCATTTTTGAAGTAAGGGACAAAACGATCAGTTGTAGAGTTAAAGTCATAAGAATATGTTGTGCCTATTTGAGCACCATTTTTATATACCACGAAAGTTCCGTTATCTAGATCTGCACCAAAAGCATACCAATCATTTGCAGAAGGATAACCAGTGCTACCACCAGAACCAATAGTTTGCGTACCGCCACTAGGAGCAGATGTTATAGTATTTCCGTTTGCACTACCGTTATGGGAATATTGCCATCTGACTAATTCTCTTGCACCTGTTGTATTAAACCCAAATTCATTACCAGCTCCACCAGAACTTGTAGTACAGAGTTCTAATAGTTTTACTTCATACCACCATTTACCAGTTTTAGGTAACAATCTTGACGCACAACATTGTGTCTGAGTTGTGGAAGTATCATTAGTAGTAATTTTTAATCCACCGTTATCAAAGTCCCAACCACTATAATTTCTAGACATTTCATTCATAATAGGGAAGTCGTTGTCGGGGCTTGCAATCAATCCATATGCATTAGCACCAGTAACCGTAAAGTCATTCGGTGAACCACTTCTGTCAGCAGCTTTATAATCACGGCCTAAAGTAGTAAGAGAAGTATCATCTTGGAAAGATAGATAGTATCCATTATTACCAAAATTACCAATAGAAGTCCTTACCGCAGCAGGAGACTTTGCTCTCCATCTTCCTGTAGTTGCGTCAGCTTCAGCAAATACACTTGCTGCTAAATCCTGTCCATCAACAAAATACATTTCTGCATAGTGGTGGTCACCAGATTGAGAACCATCTCTGGCAGCGTTGATTATGTTGACATTACCGTTTGTTCCGCCTGTGAAGAATGTTGAAGCAATTGAGCTCCCAGTAAAATAGGTACGGCTGGGAGAAGTATCCCATTCCATCTCATCTCCGTTCATATAAACACGAAGTTTGTTTGCGTTACTATTTCCCATTTCAAGTCTTATAACAAAATGATACCATTGAGAGTCCATTAGTTTTTTCTTAGAAAAAAGGTTTAGTCCAACACCAACACCATCATGTGCAGAAACTCTAAAAGTTCCACCACCGTTATCATCATTAAATCTTATTTGGATGAATCCCTCACTATTAGTTTTTGAACCTAGACTCCAAACTTGATGGATGCCAGTATCATTATCACCTCGCTTTAACCAAAATGACAAAGTGAATTTGGTAAGGTTTGTTGCACCTGTTGTTGTTCTTGAATAGTATGCCATTTGTTTTTAATCTCCGATAATGATTGAGTGACCAATAGCATAATTTACTGTAATACTGAATGATCTTTCACTTGTTTGGTTTTCTGCATCTGTAGCAACAATAATAAAAGTTGTAGTTGTATTAGCTGATACTGATGAAGCAGCACCACTAATAACTCCTGTAGTTGAATTAAGTGATAGGCCAGGCGGTAATGCATTTCCAGTTTTAAGAGCAAAACTTGCAATTGCAGAACCATCTTCAGTGGCAGCAATTGTAAAGTTAGCACTCGATCCAGCATCCATAGTTCCCAATGAACCAGATGCAGTTGAAAACACTGGTAATCCATCAATAGTAAGTCCAGCATCTAGAGATGCACCTAGTCCAGATGGATTAGATACTGAAACATCATAGTTTCCTTCACTTGTCATGCCTGATGCAACCACGGCAGTTACAGTTGTTGAATTTGTTCGTGTAACGGTTGGTGAGTTGAACTGAGTTCCACCAGAGGCAACAAATTTTACTGTTGCTCCTGTTTTGAATCCTGTTCCAGTAATTGTAATTACGTCACCGACACTAGCTGCAGTCTGTGAATTTGGATATGCAATACTTGAAACTGTAGGAGCAGGTTCAATACCAACCCAACCTGTAGCACCATACTGTTCTAAAACATCTATTGTTGTATTATATCTTAACATTCCAGTTGCACCAGAACTTCTCTGTGCAGTAGTTCCTTTTGCAACCTGTGTGTGTCCAGTTCCAGAATCAGTAATGTTTGGCCCGAGTTTTGCAGATGTTACTGCATCATCTGCTAATTTAGCGGTAGTAATACCCCCATCAGCAATTGAACTTAGTTTGAATCTAGTTAATGGCATATCATTCTTTTCCTTTTAACATCTTCTGTAGTTCTGCTGTACTTCCTACGAACAATGCGTTAGTTACATTCTTTGGTGCAGAGTTAGGTACTTCTTTGAGTTTTTTCATCTTACTTTGTAAGTCTCCAAGTTTCTCTGTTACTTCTGCAACATTCTTAATTAGTTGTCCAGCAACCTCATAGGTTCTGGGGTGTTCTGATTCTCTTGCAAGGTCTAGGATACCATCAATTGCATCCTGTCCTCTTTCAATCAGATTATAAAAGTTTTCTCTCTGATATTTATAATCATT